GTGCTGGCGAGCCCAAAAGTCTGTTAGATTTGAAATGGCACAAACAGGTGTTTGGTTTTGAAGAATGGCAGGATAACCACAAAAGAGCTGGCCGATAAGCTGGGCGTGACGGATCAGTGGATCCGGGATCTGTCGGACAGGGGCATACTCAATCCGGCGGAGACTTCCTCCGGCGGTACACGGTACTTCGACACGGAGACCGCGCTGCTCGAGTACATCGCTTACCAGAAGGATCAGATCGACAACGCCACCGATAAGGCTACCAAGGATCTGATCGCGCAGCAGGAGCTTAGGTTCAAGAGAGCCAGGGCCGACAAGATGGAGCTGGAGATCGCGGAACTGAGCGGACAGCTTCACCGGACGGAGGATGTGGAGGCCATAACCTCCGAGATCATAGCGGGGATGCGGTCGGCGATGCTGGCACTCCCCGGCAGACTGGCTGTAGATGCAGCGGAAGCAAAAACGGCGTCAGAGGCAAGCGCCGTGATCAAGGCCGGAGTGGATGAGACGCTGAACGCGCTGGCCGGATACAAGTATGATCCTGCCGCTTATGCCAAGAGAGTACGGGAAAGACAGAAATGGGTAACAGTCGAAGAGCAGAAGACAGCCGAAAAGGAAGCAGCGAAGCCAAAAGCGAAGAAGAAGCCCGCCGCGAAAAAACCGGCAGGCTCTTCGAGAGGCTCTGCCAAGGTTTCCGGGCGCCGGAAGGCTTAACCGTATCCGAGTGGGCCAACAAGTACCGTAAGCTGTCGCCCGAGGCCAGCGCGGAAGCAGGCCAGTACCGGATAGAGCGTACCCCGTACATGAAGGAGATCGTGGACGCCTTTACGGATCCACGGGTGAAGACCATAGCAGTGGTGGCAAGCTCACAGGTCGGAAAGACGGAGAGTCTGCTCAATATCCTGGGCTACATGATCGACCAGGATCCGGGACCGGCGATGTACGCGCTGCCGACGCTCAACCAGGCGGAGGACTTTAGTAAGAGGCGCTTCGCCCCTATGATCCGGGACACGGAGTGTATCCGGGAGAAGGTGGCGGACAGTAAGGCCCGCAACAGTGGCAACACCATAACGAAAAAGACCTACCCGGGCGGGATGATCAGCTTTGTCGGATCCAACAGCCCCGCCGATCTGGCCGGAACTCCTGCCAGGTACATCTTCGGGGATGAGATAGATCGCTGGGCGACCAGCGCCGGAGCTGAGGGTGATCCGTGGAGCCTTTTAGAGAGACGTACGGCGACCTTCTACAACCGGAAGATGGTGGCGGTAAGCACACCGACCATCAAAGACAGCAGCAAGATCGCGGCACTGTTTGACCTGGGTACTCAGGAGTACTGGTCGGTCGAGTGCCCGGATTGTAAGGAATACAGCTATATCAACTTTGACAGCATAAGGTTTAAGTTCCACACGGTAAAGATTAAGCGCAAGACGCAGTACATCGTGGATGAGGCCGGCTGGGCCTGTCCGAAGTGCGGATGCTATCACACGGAGAGCGAGGTCAAGAAGGCTCCGCATAAGTGGGTAGCGGAAAGCCCGGAGGCGATAGCCAACGGGTGCCGGAGCTTTTGGATCAACGGCTTTTCTTCTCCCTGGATGCCCTGGGCGGATATCATAACCCGCTTCCTGGAGGCCAGGAAGGATCCGGAGCTGCTTAAGACCGTGTATAACACCCTCTTCGGTCAGCTCTGGGAAGACAGAGGCGACCTGGAGGACGAGGACGAGCTGGCAGACCGTGCCGAAGACTATGGCGCGGAGCTCCCCGACGGAGTGCTCTGCCTGACGATGGGCGTGGATACACAGGATAACCGGCTGGAGTATGAAGTGGTCGGTTACGGGCACTTTGAAGAGAACTGGGGCATAGAGAAGGGGATCATCATGGGTAAGCCCTCCGAGGCGGAGACCTGGGAGAAGCTGGACGCAGTGATCAACCGGGTGTGGCACTTCGCCGACGGTAAAGGCCTGAGGATATCCCTCACCTTCATCGACAGCGGCGGACACTACACGCAGGAGGTATACGAGCAGTGTGCACTCCGGAAAGCTCGTAACGTTTTCGCCATAAAGGGCGCTAACCAGTCAAACGCACCGTACACGGCCCCGCCTAAGAAGGTGGACTTCTGTACGGCAGCAGGACGGAGCGGCAAGGCCTGGCTGTACTATATCGGCGTAGACAGCGGTAAGGAGCACATCTACAGCGGGCTTAAGGTCCAGGAAGAGGGAGCGCGTCGCAGTCACTTCCCGAAGGGTGCCGGATACGATCAGCTCTTCTATGCCGGACTGCTCAGTGAGCACATGGTACTCACCAAGAATGGCGCGTGGAAGTGGGAGAAGATCCCCGGGCATGAACGTAACGAGGCGCTGGACTGCCGGAACTATGCCAACGCCGCTTTCAAGATCCTCCGGCCTAACATGGATAGCCTTAAGGCAAAACTGAACGGCTACGGGGCAGCAGAGGGGCAAAAACAGGTAAGAGAAAAGACCCGGTTACGGCGTAACCGGAAAACAACATACGAGGACTGGTAAATGACTTACGACAGTTACACAGAAAACGGGGTACCGTACATAAAGAGTCTGTACATGCAGAGCTATAAATACTCTGTCATAGTGGACGATCTGGACGCGCTGGCACCTCTCCGGAAGGAAGTACGGAGCGGAGGCGGTGCGGTGTCTTCGTACCAGATCGGCAACCGCAATATATCCCGCGGATCCTTAAGCGCTCAGGACGTGCTTAAGCAGTGGGACAAGCTTATGGGCGAGAAAGAGAGAATAGAGAGCGGCCGGAAGCCGCGGAAAGCAGTCGGCGTTGTTCACCGTGACTGGTGAGTGGCGTACGTCGGGGAGTTTTAGGCGCATGTCGCCTTCCTTCCCTCCCCGGCGTTCTACCTTAAAGGGGGAGAGATGAGATACGGTTACAAGGGGTATGGAAGCGCCGGAGCTTCCGTCAGAAAGAGATCTACCAAGGGCTTCACGGCAGTATCGGGAAGTCCCCGGGAGGATATTGACGACAATAACTATACACTCAGGCAGCGCGGACGGCTTCTGTACATGGGGCACTCCGTCGCTACCAGTGCTATCAAAACGCACCGGACCAACACAGTAGGCTTAGGCCTCCGTCTTAACCCGCGTCCGGATATGGAGCTTCTCGGACTGACCCAGGAGCAGGCGGCAGAGTGGAGCCGCAAGGTTAAGCGTGAGTTCGCTATGTGGGCCAGCCGTAAGGACGCCTGCGATGCTACCGGGCTTAACGACTTCTATGAGCTGCAGCAGATGTTCCTGACTGCCTGGCTTACAAGCGGCGATGTCTTCGCCCTGATCCAGCAGAAAGACGTGACGACTATGCGGCCCTACGGTCTGAGGCTCAGAGCGATAGAGGCCGATCTGGTGGCAACCCCGCCCGATGCGGGAGGCCTTACCAATAACTACGGGAAGAACCCTGCGAACGGTAACAAGATCTTCGACGGTGTGGAGGTGGATAAGTACGGCTGTGTGGTCGCTTATCACTTCCGGAACACTTACCCGTATGAGCAGACTACGGAGCAGACAGAGTTTATCAGGATCGAGGCAAGAGGGAAAGAGAGCGGGATGCCGAACGTGCTGCACCTGCTCAACAGTGAGCGCCCCTCTCAGTACAGAGGCGTCAGCTATCTGGCCCCGGTTATTATCCCGCTGCTGCAGCTGTCGCGCTACACAGAGAGCGAGCTGACGGCGGCGCTGATAGACAGCTACTTCACCGCCTATGTGCAGACCAGCACACCGGACGGTGATGTTCCGTTTAACGAAGCGACTCCAGAGGACGAGGAAGGCGGCGCGTCCCGTGATCCGAACGAGTACGAGATGGGCCCCGGGCAGGTTAATTTCCTGCAGCCGGGAGAGAATGTCGTCCTGGCAGATCCGAAGAGACCGGCCAGCGGCTTTTCCGCGTTTGTGGATGCTATCTGTACACAGATCGGCGCGTCCTTAGAGATCCCTAGGGAGATCCTGCTTAAGCAGTTCACGGCAAGCTACAGCGCTTCTCGTGGTGCCCTGCTGGAAGCCTGGAAGAGCTTTCGGATGTACCGTACCTGGTTTGTTAACGACTTCTGTAACCCGGTGTATGAGCTGTGGCTGTCCGAGGCAGTAGCCCGCGGCCGTGTGGATGCTCCTGGCTTCTTTACGGATCCGCTCCTTCGTCAGGCATGGCTGGGGGCTCAGTGGATCGGACCGTCTCAGGGTCAGCTGGATCCGGTTAAGGAGATCGAGGCGGAAGTCCTGGCGTGCCAGCATGGTTTCAGTACACATGAAGACAGCGCACTTCGTATAAACGGCTCCGACTTCGGAGCGAATGTAGAGCAGTTAGCCAGGGAAGCTGATGTGCTTTCCGGCATAACCCCTATAACAACAGAGGAGGGAAAGGATAATGGCAGTAACGAAGGCAACGAGAGCAGCGAAAGCCAGACCGAAGGCGATGCCGACAGCGCCGACAATGAATAAGCCGCCCTATACCATCAATAAGTCCGAAGACGGGCAGACCGTAGAGGTCAACCTGTACGGCGAAGTGGTGGAGAGCGTACCGATCGACTGGTGGACGGGAGAGAAGGTAGAGGGTCTGTTTATCGAGGGTAAGCAGTTCCTGGCTGATCTGGAAGAGCTGGATACCGCTGACAATGTGGTATTCCATATCAACAGTGTAGGCGGCGACGTGGAGATGGGTATATCCATCTATAACCGGATCCGGAGCATGAAGGCCAACACTACGACCATCGTGGACGGGCTTGCCGCAAGCGCGGCTTCCATCATCGCTCAGGCCGGAGACCTTAGACAGATATCTACCGGAGCTCAGATCATGATACACGGTGCCAGCGCCGGCCTGGTGGGTTATTACAACCGGGAAGACCTTAAGAAGGTCGATAACATGCTGGCAGCTATCAATAAGAGCGCCGCTGATATCTATGCGGAGAGAGCTGACAAGGATGACGGCCATATCGAAGCGATGATGGCAAAAGAGAAGTGGATGACTGCAGAGGAAGCGCTGGACGAGGGCTTTGTGGACGAGATCGCAGGCAAGGAACCCGAGGTCGAGAGCGTAGAGGGTAGGGCTTCGATGCTCATGGTTAACGGAGTGCCCCAGATCATGCGCGGGATCCCGATGCCGCAGATGTCGGTAAGCGGGACGGTAGTGTTATCACGCGAGAAGGAAGGATCGCTTGATATAAACATAGACAATAACGAAGAAGGGAGGAGTAAGGCTATGACGTTACAGGAACTGGAAGCGGCTAACCCTGAGCTGATCGAGCAGATCAAGGCAGAGGCTACCGCTGCTGCAGCTGTCGCGGCAAATGACGAGGCCGTTAAGAACGCGCTGGAAGCCGACCGCAAGCGCATGAGAGACATTGACTCCATCGCTCTGGCGGTTGGCGACCCTGAGCTTGTTAACAAGGCTAAGTATGATGAGCCGATGGATGCAGCTCAGCTGGCTCTGATCGCTATGCAGAACCAGCAGGCCAAGGGCGACGCTTTCCTTGCCGCAAGGGCTGAGGAAACGAAGCAGGCCGAAGATGTAGCAGTGAACGCCAACAGCGGTATGGAAGACACCGTGGCGCAGGACGAAGCAGAGCTTAAGGCTCTCGTAAACAAGATTAAGGAGGGAAAGTAAGATGGCAGTTATCGAAACGGCAGTAGCAGATAACCTGATCGCTTCCAACGCCCACCCTATCACCATCCAGACTGGCGTCGTAGCCAGCGGTGAAGGCGAGCTTGCACGCGGTACAGTGTTAATGCGTAAGAGCAACGGTAAGTATGTGGCAGCAGGTGAGAGCGGATCCCCCGCGGTGAAGTACGGTACCTGTGAAGTGATCCTGGCTAAGGACATCGACGCTACCAGCGCTGATACCGTTGCAGAGCTCTATAACAGCGGCGAGTTTAATGCTCGTGAGCTGGCAGTATCCGCAGGCTATACCCTGGATACTGACGACGTTGCAGCACTTAAGAACGCAGGTATCTACCTGGCCAACAGCGTGGAAGTCGATCCCGCGTAAATAAGAGAAGGAGGATAAAGAGACATGGCTATCAATCTGTATGACACTCATAGCATGTTGGCATTGCAGGAAGCTGTTAAGCCTAAGGCTACATTTCTCCGTGATCGCTACTTCCCGACGAGTGACGGGGATATCTTCACCAGTGAAGATGTGATCGTGGACTTCAAGGATGAGACTGACCTCACCCTTGCACCTGCAGTTATCCCCGCTAAGGGCGGTATCCAGGTAGAGCGTGGCGGATACAAGACGCACTCCTTCGAGCCTCCCCTGATCGCTCCGGAGCGTGTGCTTACCGCTTCCCAGCTGCTTAAGAGGCAGGCCGGCGAGCAGGTGTTCTCCAGTGTATCTCCCAAGGAGCGCGAGGCGAAGATCCTCACCCAGGACATGGCTGATCTTAACACCATGATCGACAACCGTGAGGAGTACATGGCAGCTCAGGTCCTGCTGAACGGTGGATACACCCTTAAGCAGTATGCCGACAAGTACGGCGATGCTTCTGAGTATGTTGAGAAGCAGCTTAAGTTCTACGAAGGCGGCAGCAACCCTTACACCTACACCCCGAGCACTAAGTGGGATAACAGCGGTGACATCATCGCCGATATCGCTGCTATGGCTCAGATGTTGATCAAGCGCGGTCTGCCTGCTACCGATCTGATCGTGAGCGGCGCAGTGGCTGACGTAATGCTCAGCGATGCTACCGTGCTGAAGCTCCTGGATAACAGACGCTTCGTCCTTGCACAGGAAGTTAACCCTCAGGAGAACGCGGACGGCTCCGTGCTGATCGCTGTACTCAATGTTAAGGGTCACCTGATCAATGTATTCTCTTACACCCGTCAGTATCGTAGTGAGGCAAAGAGCGGCTCTCCTCTCGTTTACACGATGGAGGACTTCATCCCTACCAACTACGCTATCATGACCGCTCCCGGCATGGGCCGTACCGCTTACGGTGCTATCACCCAGATGGAAGAGAGCGGCGACTTCGCTACTTACGCCGCTAAGCGTGTACCTCATGTTATCACCGACGCCGCAAGCTCTACCCGCACCCTGATCCAGCAGAGCCGTCCTCTGGTTATGCCTAAGATCCTGGGTAGCGCTATCAGTGCGAACGTGTTGACCTAAGGAGGTGGGCTTATGCTGGTACGAGTCAACGACAATTTTCCCGGTGTTTTCGGTGCCTACAATGAGCGCTTGCACTGCGTAGACGCCAAGCGTGCCGGAGACGAGCCGTTTGAGGTATCGGACAGCGTAGCCAAAATCCAGATCCATAACGGTGTCCTGGTGGCTGTAGGTGGTAGTGCACCTGCAGCACCGGCTCCGGTGGTGGCGGACGAGGCTGAGGCTGAACAGCAGGAGATCGCGGTTAAGGACTACAGCGGTATGAGCATGAACGAGCTCAGAGCTGAGGCCAAGAGCCGCGGGATCAACTCCAAGAATAAGGGCCGTGAGGTACTTATCAAGCTGCTGCAGGAAGACGATGCCGAGGCAGAGCCCCAGATCGGAGCTGAGGATCCTGTATGAGCGTATTCAAAAGTTTGGTAGAAAAAGACAGAGCGGTGTTCCTGAACCTGGATGAGTTCGGTGAGAAGCACGATGTAGACGGCAACGAGATCGTGATCGTGCTGGAAGATGAGCAGATTGAGGCGAAGGACGATGATCAGACACTCTCTAAGTCGGTCAAGGTCATGTTTGCAAAGACGGAGGAGCTTTCCGATCGCAAGATGCGCGGAGAGTCGATCTATATCGACAATGTGGCTTATACCGTAGAGACCTGGTTGGATGAGATGGGCGTAACGAGGGTAACGATGAGCTTACCGGAGGTTTGGTAATGACAATCACGGGAATTGTAGACAATATAGTGGACTGGCTTAACGAGCATGTGTGCCCGGAAGTTCTGATGCGGCTGCCGTCCGAGGATGGTAAGGCCACTAACAAGAACTATAACTACACCATGGTACATCCGCACGCCTTCCCGCTGTATCTGCCTACCCGGGATAAGCTGCCCCCGAAGGTTAAAGCAAACGTGCCCTCTGTTACTGTACAGCTTGAATATGGCAACGACGACCCGCAGAACCGGGAGGTAAGCATAACGCTTAACTTTTCTGGCTGGGCCCCCGGAACCTACGAGGATGACTGGATCATCCCGGAGGACTACGAACCTGCAGAAGGTGAGATACCGCAGTTCCGGCCGGACTATGAGGGCTGGCGTGAGCTCTGGAACTTCGTCGATAAAACCGCTGCTGCCGTGCAGTCCACCGTCTTCATGGGCGATAACGTGGAAGTCATGCAGTGGGCGGGTATGGAGTTCGGGCCGTATCGGGAAGAGGATACTACCGTTCTCGACTATCATCCGTTTTGGTACGCGTATTTGAAGTTTAAGGTGCGGTGCTCTTTGCGCCGGCTTAACGAAGAAGTTAATCAATATCTTTGAAGGAGGAAGGAATAATGGCTGAGTATCTGTATGGAACTTACGGCCACCTGGCTGACAGTGTGGTACAGGCCACCGCAGAAGCCTCCACGGTAGCATTGTATGTCGGCACCGCTCCGGTGAACCTGATCCGCGGTTATGCGACCGCCGGTATCATCAACACCCCGGTCAAGATCAACAACTACCTGGACGCGCAGACTAAGATCGGCGACGCTTCTGACTGGGACAAGTACACCCTCTGTGAAGCTGTGGCTGCACACTTCAACAACGGGGATAACGTAGGCCCGATCTATGTTATCAACGTACTTAACCCTACTACACACCGTAAACCGGCTGCTAAGACGGTGAGCCTTAACTTTGTTAACGGCAAGGCAAGCTTCACCAGTGAGGATATCATCCTGGATACCCTTGCAATCGCTGGCAAGGCAGAAGGAACGGACTATGCTGTAACCTATGGTTTCACCTCTCACAAGGTTACCATCGTATCTCTGGATCCTGATAACCCTCTGAGCGGAGCTATCACAGCTACCTACAACGAAGTAGATGTCTCCGATATCACTGTGGATGACATCATCGGATCCAAGAGCGCTTCCGGAGTGTTTACCGGACTGCAGGCGGCGGATCTGATCTATCCTCAGTTCGGCGCTATCGTGAACCTGATGGCGGCTCCCGGATGGAGCCAGCTGCCGGCTGTGTATCGTGCACTGGTAACTAAGGCTACCAAGTTGAACGGTCACTGGGACAGCTTCGTTTTCGCGGACATCCCTCTGTCTTATGACGTGGATAATTACTCCGAGGTAACTCCGGAAGTAGGAGCGAACCCGAAGAACCTGGGCTACTATGAGAAGGACGCTAACGATAAGTATGTACCTACTGAGGACGAGACTGTAGACGCTGGTAAGCAGTACTACGTCAAGACCACATCGACCGTTTACAACGACACCCTGGCTAAGGCCGCTGCCTGGAAGGCAAACAACGGCTACACCAGTGAGCGCTCCTGTGTGTTCTTCCCGAAGGCGAAGGGCACCGACGGCAACGTATACAACATCTCCACCCTGGCTATGGCTGAGACTCTTAAGAGAGACCTGGCACATGACGGCGTACCTATGGAGACATGCGGTAACAAGAGTGTACCGGTGGCTAAGCAGTACTTCGGTGCTTCCAGCACTAACGCCGGCTTCGATGCAAACGAGGCGAACGACCTGTGCTCCAACGGTATCGGCACTGTGGTCTTCTGGGGTGGTTCCTGGAAACTCTGGGGTGATCATACCGCGGCTTACACTTTCGCTAACACTGAGCTGGATCCGAGGGATATCTTCGATGTCTCGATGCGTATGCTCCTGTATCTGACCAACGCCTTCCAGATC